TATAAATACAAATAAACTTGGTCGCAGTTAATGTCTATACTCAGAGCCGATAGTATTCGTGATAGGGCGGGCACGGGTGCTCCTAACTTTCCTAATGGTATTTCTGTTAGTAATGGCATTAATGCTACTGGGGTTATAACCGCCACTAGTTTCTCTGGTGCTGTAACTGGTAATGTTACTGGTAATGTAAGTGGTACTTCTGCTGGACTGACTGGTACTCCTAGTATTGTAGTTCAGGACGCTACGGTTCAGGGAGATTTAACCGTAAACGGAACTACTTCTACTATTGATACTGTTATTACTGCGGTTGATAGTTTAAACGTTGAGGGAAATGTTGGCATTGGAACGGATAATCCAGGGTCTAGGCTCCACGTAATGGGTGACCCTGGCGCTGGCGGTGTTATATATTTGAGTGATGGTGATGCGCCAAGTGTTGGAGACTCACTTTTAATAGGTAAGTCTGGAACTACCACCACGATTAAAGATAGACAAACAGGAAGTAAGATTGATTTTGGTACTTCCGATTCTATTTGCCTAACACTTAATTCAACGGGCACAGCAATCTTTAAGAATGGAGTTGCTGAAAAGTTTCACAGTGGAACAACTCTTCAAGCAGATAATACACTCGCACTTTCAGATGGTAACGTAGTTGCTAGATGGTCAAACGAAACTGGTGGGGCTCAAGCAGTTAACTTTACTGGTATTCACAACGTTATAGCAGTAGGAGAAGCAGTTTCATATACTGTTGTCATTACTCCAAACGGTACTGGATCCATCAATGCCGTTCAGGTTGATGGTCAAGCAATTAGTTCATTCTACTGGTCTGGTGGTTCAGCACCTTCTGCTGGTGCTTCTGGAAGAGATGTTTATACTTTCACAATATTCAGAACAGGATCAGCAACCACAGATTACGAAATTTTTGGTGCCGCAACCAACTACGCTTGATAGGAGGTAGATATAATGAGTATCTTCGGAGATTTTTTTAAGAAAGAAGCACCTCTCCTGGGACTGCAAGGTTCTGGTGGAGGTCTTGGTTTCTTAGCAGGACGTGGTGGTATTGTAGAAGCATCTGGTGGCACCATAATAACTAATGGTTCATATACTTACCATGTATTTTTATCTCCAGAATCTTTTGAGTCTGGGACAACAACACCAGGAACTGTTGACATCTTTTTAGTTGGTGCTGGCGGTGGAGGTGGAGATCCTGTTGGCGGTGGTGGTGGTGCTGGCGGTATTGTCAATGTAACATCACAACCTATCTCAAATAATGCAACATATCCAATCGTCGTTGGCACTGGTGGTGTAAATGATGTTCAACCTGTTGGTGGTGAACCCGGAGGGGATTCAACAGGAATAAGTCAAACTGCTTATGGCGGTGGTGGTGCTGGTGGATACGCCGAAACTGGAGAATCAACCAATGCATCTGGTGGTGGGGGATGTGGTAATGAAAGTTCTGGATTTGCTGGCGGAACTGGAGGACCCCAAGGAAATCCTGGAGGTAGTGGATCTCAATTTTATGGACCTTCAAGGGGATACCATGGTGGTGGTGGAGGTGGTGCTGGTGGTCCTGGCAATAACTCTACATATGGACCATCTACGGCAGCTGGTGGACCTGGTGGTCCTGGTTCTCCTTATCCAGCATATGCCGCGCCTATTATTGCTCCCGCAATTCCAACATCAACTCCATCAAAACCAAATTCTCCAGGAAATCCATTAAGAACCGATTTTATAAATGCAGTTGGACCAACTGGACTTTATGGTGGAGGTGGTGGAGGAGGTAATGACTCTCACGATCGAGGAGGAAACCCTACGGGTGGACCTGGAGGTGGAGGTCGTGGTGGAGTCAATCCATTTGATGGCAATAACGCAAGTGGATCTCCTGCACATCCTGGTGTAAATTATACAGGTGGAGGTGGTGGTGGAGCAAGATCCACTCTTCAAGGAGAAGGTGGGGATGGTATTGTTATTATCAGATATCTTACATAATTCGCTAAATACTTCCATAAAGGCATAAGATAATCAATGTCCAGGATTAGAGCTGATAAATTAGTCAATAGGGCAGGTTCTGGTGGACCAACATTTCCCAATGGGGTTGCAGCAGGATTTAGTGTTTCTGGTATTGTAACTGCTACTAGTTTCTCTGGTAATGTAACTGGAAATGTAACTGGTAATGCTGATACCGCTACCAGTGCCACTACTGCTACCACAGCAACCAGTGCTACTACTGCTCAAGGACTCTCTGGCACTCCAAATCTTAATGTTGGCATTGTAACCGCAACAAGTTTTTCTGGTGATGGTGCTGGTTTGACTGGTCTTAATATTCCTGCGTCATCAGATTGGCGTGATAGTTCACTCTTCTAAATACATATAAAACAGAAATAAGATGGCACTGAATAGAGGCAATTTAGGATTTACTTCTCAAGTTGGAGCAGGACTTACTGTTGCAGTGTACACGGTTGGATCCGCCCAAACTGCTTATATTAAGAGCGTCTTACTTCATAACCTGGATGCAGGTTCTACACAAAACGTTCAGGTTCACGTAGTTCAGAACAGTGGTGGAAGTGCTGGAACTGCATCATCAACCACAAGAGTAGCGAGAATCGGTATATCAACAGACGATACATTCTTCTTTGAACCCGCTTATCCAATCACATTAGATTCGACAGGAGATAGTTTGCAGATTTATAACGAAGGTTTTGCAACAAACTCCGTTAATGTTCTGGTATTAGGCGACAAAGAGGTATGATATGGCATTTAAGAATATCAAAGGCAACACAAGAAATAGTCTTTTAGATTATTTTGTAAGTGGTAAAGCAGTTCAGTATCACACTGCAGAGTTTGGTTTAAGAGGAATAGTACCAGCAGGGTTAACAGCAACTGGTGGTGTCATTAGTGATTATCTTGATCCTGGTCCAGGAACTGTTTATAGAGCACATATTTTTACATCGAGTGGAACATTCCAGGTAACTGCTCTTGCTAACGGACTTCCAGATACCGTCGATTATCTTGTAGTTGCTGGTGGAGGTGGAGGTGGTGGTGCTGGTGGTGGTGGTGCTGGAGGATATTTACCAGGAACTACTCCGGTATCTGTTGCAAGTTATCCCATAGTTATCGGCGCTGGTGGAAATGCTACAACCGCAATTGGTCCCAGTCCAGTAGGACCTGGTGATAATGGTTCACCGTCTATATTTGGACCAGGACCGATAGCAGCTGTTGGAGGTGGTGCTGGAGGTGGATCACCTGAAAGAGGTGGTCCTGGTGGTTCAGGTGGTGGTGGAAATGGTGTTGCTGGTGATGATGGAGGTGTTGGACAAGATTACCCCGGACCAAATCAACAAGGATTTCCTGGTGGTGTTGATGGTGGAGGAAGTTCATATTATGTGGGATCTGGTGGTGGTGGTGCTGGCGCTGCTGGTGGTGATGGAAGTAATTTTGGAGGTTTCCCTGCAATTGGTGGAGAGGGTGGAAATGGAATTAGAACCACTATTGCAGGACCAAGTTATAGTGTAGGAACACCTGGTCCTGCATCATCAGGAGGAACTGGAGGTGCTCCAAGTACAGCAGTTACTGGAGGATGGTTAGCTGGTGGTGGAGCAGGAGGAAGTCAGACAAGTGGTAGTGCTCAAGCAGGTGGAGCTGGTGGTGGTGGAATTGGTGGTGTAAGAGGAAATAGTGATGCTGGACATGGAGTGTCTTCTACTGGTGGTGGTGGAGGTGCCGGTGGAGAGGCGCGTCAATCAGGAAATGGTGGTTCCGGAATCGTAGTAGTCCGTTATCAAATCGCACAATTAACAGCAGAAGCAAAAGCAACTGGTGGTGCTATAAGTTATTATGATGGTAAGACCATTCATACCTTTACGAGTTCTGGTGATTTTAATGTAACTGACGCTTCGTTGACCAGTGCAGATTTTCTTGTTGTTGGTGGAGGTGCATCTGGTGGTGGATCTGCCGCTTGGTCTTCAACTGATGGTGGAGGTGGTGGTGCAGGCGGGTATAGATCTTCATTCCCAGAAGGTCCTGGTGGACCTTCACCAACATCAGAATCTGCGATTCCATTATCACCTGGACCTTATTCAGTAACGGTAGGTGCAGGAGGTGCAGGATCGAGAAGCAATTATACTAATGGAACTCCATCAATATTTTCATCAATAACTTCTCAAGGTGGAGGTGGTGGTGGATCTCCAGGAGGAGGTAATCCAAGTGGTATAAATGGTGGTTCTGGTGGTGGTGCTGGTGATACACCTTTTGGTTCTGGTGTCGGTGGAACGGGAAATAGAGTTGTGGGAACAACAACACCTGCACCTAATCAAGGATATCCTGGAGCAGCTGCTGGAGCTTCGCCAATATATGGTGGTGGTGGTGCTGGTGGTGCTGGGGGTGCTGGAACTGCTGGTAGTCCAACAGCAGGTGGACCTGGTGGCGCTGGAAAAGCAAATTCAGTTACTGGTGTATCAATAACTTATGCTGGTGGTGGAGGCGGTGCTGCCGAAGGTGCCACTGTCGGTTCTGGTGGATCTGGTATTGGTGGAGATGGATCTTCCGATGCAAGTCAAGGTGGAAGTGGAAAAATGAGCACAGGATCTGGTGGAGGTGGAGGTTCTTGTAACGATTCATCATCTTCTGGAAATGGTGGTTCCGGTATCGTCATCATTGCATATCCTTCTTAGTGTGCTATAATACTGACAGTATCTAATTTGATATGGAATTTTTAGTATACTCTAAAGACGCCTGTCCCTATTGCCATAAGGTGATGCAGGTGCTAGAATTAACGGGTAAACGTTTTGTCGAGTACAAACTTGACAGGGATTTTACGCGGGAAGATTTCTACGAAAAGTTTGGACAGGGTTCAACCTTTCCGCAGGTGTTATGTGACGATAAAAAAATAGGAGGATGCGTTGACACCGTTCAGTTTCTCAGAGAAGAAAAAATTATCTAATCAACACATAAATAAACCTAAGGACCACATTAATCGTGGTGTTGAACTCATTCTTAATGGAGGGAAGAAGCAATCTAAACCATTTCACGTTATATTTGAAAAGATGGTTTGCTTCTTCAAAAGGGAAGTAACTATCTACTTTGAATTTTCCTTAGAATCAAGGAAGAAAAGTTAGTTCCCAGAGGTAAGAACAATGTTAGCAGTAAGTTTAGTCTTCGGTTCATTTTTGACCATCCTGTTTCTTGTAGTGGGACTAATTGCAGGTTGGACTGCTAGAGAATATATGATGAACTATCGGGAAGTACCAAGACCTCACCCCGAAATGTTTGATAATCAGGGAAACCTGATTCCTGATGAGGTTATTGCATTTAATTTTGAAAACTATCATGACTACGACGAAGAAATCGACGACAACGAGGGCTAAGACTACTCGTAAGAAACCAGCAGAGGCAGCGATCCCCGACCTTCCTAATAATCCTTTCATCTATGAAATCTTGGAAGTGATTTCCAAACAACGTAGTAAGGCAAAGAAGGTCGAGGCGCTCAAAAAGTACGAAGCACCTGTTCTAAAAACAATTTTCATTTGGAACTTTGACGAGAGTGTAATTTCTGTACTCCCAGAGGGAGATGTTCCTTATGCCGCAATCGATGGAGAAACTGGGTTCAGAGGAACTTTATCTGAAAAGATTGCTGATGCCGTAAGCAAGATGGAAGAACTTGGTACACATTCTTTGGGTGCCAATGATCAAGGTAAAACCACCATTCGTGCTGAGTTTCGTAAGTTTTATAACTTTATTAAAGGTGGAAATGATGCTCTGAGTAGTCTACGTAAGGAGACTATGTTCATCAACATTCTCCAAGGTCTACATCCTCTTGAGGCAGAGATTCTGTGCTTGTGTAAGGATAAGAAACTCTCTACTAAGTACAATATTACTCAAGATGTTGTGGCAGAAGCATATCCTGATATTCAATGGGGAGGACGTTCCTGATGGGAAAGGGCATTAATATTATTCATACTAACTGTGACCCTTCTGCAGCACAAGACTCTTCACTCCCCAGAGATTCGTATCTTGTAACCTATGGTGATAACAACGAACAAAAGTACGACATAGTTCAAGGACTTAAGGTCGATATCTTCGATCAATATTGGGACAAGTATCGTGATGTGAGGGGAATGGAATGGACTGAAGGTAAATGTAACCCTAAAATGTGGGGGTACAAGGCACCTGATTCCAAAAAGAGAAAGTGATTTCCAAAATCGACGAAAAAAATTCCGGCAAAAATTTGAAACCCTAAGGTTTTATAAAACTGTATAACGTTATACAGAGCATGGTTGCTAAATATCCACATAAGGTCTATAATGACCCTACGTTCATCCCATTCGCTGTTTGCGAATAGCGAATGAGACGCAAGTAAGTCGCGGAACGGAGCGTTCATCCTATGTTATCATTAGCATTAATCTTTTTTAGTCACATCGAACCTGAACTTTTTCTTAGGTGCGAAGACTATCATTGGTTAAAGCAGGGGTTGGAAGAGAGTAGTCTCTTCACACCCGTGGAAAAGATGGATATCACCCTTCATTGGATGGAACATACTAATCCCACCTGTTTTGATAACAAGGACGCAAACGACTGAAGGAACGGGAGACTTAAAACTCACCCTAGTATTTCAGGTAACGACAATGAACACACTCACTCTGATCAAGAAGCAGATCCAGAAGCAAGCAGCACTGCACGACGCACAAATCGCTATGACCACCTATCGCGGTGTCAAGTTTGAGTGCAAGCAAGGTGTTGATGAAGTTCATGGAACATTCTGCTATCGCGGTCACACCTATAACAAGTGATGGATTATCGATATCACTTTGATGATATGGATAATGATAACAGACCACCATCGTGTTATCAACTCAAATATAGAGGAGTAACATACTGGTCCTGTTATAAGATACACTTACACGAGTACTTTGAGCAATTGCTTGATGTACAACCAATATACAACAAGAGGGGTTGAAACCCCTCTTTTTTTATGAGTACAAATACGGATTTACATTTAGTTTGGGATCACATATAATATAAACATCTTCGGGATAATATAATGTAAGAAACTTATTCTTTGTTATGGAGTTACTGTTTCATGGAGAAATTATGCATAATCTTGTATCATACAATCAGCTCGCAGAATGGAGACATTTTGAAGAGACTGTAGATAAACATAATGAAGAAATAGATTTGATCAATGATTATTACAATTGTTTGATCGAATGTGACGATGATCAAGGAACATGTAAACGTATCTGTAGGAGAATACTACAATAATCTTTTTTGAGGGGTTGAAACCCCTCTTTTTTTATGCTAAAATACTTCCAGTGAGAACTATCTCTTATGGAACGAGACAAACTAAAACTGATCGTTCGTAATCTGGAACTCCTAGTAGATTCTCTTAAAGCAGAAGTATATTCTGATACTCAGAGTTATCTGAACTATGAGAAAGTGAAAGAAGGTATTCTACACGATTACGACGAAATCTTTGAGGACGACGATGGGTATCCCGACTGATAGAGCAAGAAAGTATATGAAGTTGCTCCGCAGACTAGTCAAGCAGGAGCATCTTTATACTGCTGAAAAGATTATTGAAATGAAACAACAACTGCGAGTGTTGGAAGAAGAACTCGCAGAACTAGAGAAAAAAGTATCGAAAGGATTTGGTAAATGAGCGTAAAACTGGTCAGTGTAACCCCTGATGCGGAACAGACAATGGCATATGTTGCCCGTGTCTCAAACCCTAACAATCAGGAAAACCCCAACTATGCCAAACTGTTGGGTTATTGTATCAAGCACAACCACTGGTCTGTGTTTGAGCAGAGTTTTATGACTCTGGAGATTGAAACGACACGTGGTCTGGCAGCTCAGATTTTGCGTCACCGTTCGTTTACATATCAAGAGTTTTCTCAACGCTATGCTGATTCTTCCTTACTCTCAGAGACGATCCCGCTCCCAGAACTTCGCCGTCAGGATACCAAGAATCGTCAGAATTCTATTGACGACATTGATCCTTTCGTCAAGCAGGAGTTCGAAATCAAAATGAGGAGGCACTTTGATGAAGCAATGGTGCTTTATCAATCAATGCTTGATATGGGAATCGCAAAGGAATGTGCTCGCTTTGTGCTTCCTCTGGCAACGCCCACCAGACTCTATATGAGTGGCTCTTGCCGTTCTTGGATTCATTACATTACTTTGCGTTCTGCTAATGGCACCCAGAAGGAGCATATGGAGATTGCAGAAGAGTGTAAGAAGATCTTTGCTGAGCAGTTCCCCACAGTTGCAGAAGCACTGGAGTGGGTCTAAATAAATTATCTTGGATTCAACACTATGCCGATATATCCTGTAAAGAATTTAAAAACTGGTGAAGAAAAGGAATTGAGTATGACCGTTGCTAATTATGAGCAATGGCGTAAAGACAATCCAGATTGGGACAAAGATTGGAGCAAAGGATGTGCCTCTGCTCAGGAAGTTGGTGATTGGCAAAATAAACTAATCTCCAAAAATCCTGGATGGAATGACGTTCTTCAAAAAGCATCAAAAGCACCTGGTTCTAGAGTAAAGAAAATCTAATGGCAAGAAGAAAAAGATCATCTGCAGAGCAACCCATCGGGGTTGGACTCACGACAAAGCAGATGAAGAGGAAAAAACCTCTTAGCCAGGAATATCTGGTTGATATTGAACCGTTGACTGATAATCAAAAGCGTCTTTTTGATTCATATAATGACGATAAGCATATTGTTGCCTATGGTTGTGCTGGTACTGGTAAGACCTTTATTACCCTCTACAACGCACTTCGTGATGTTCTGAGTGAGAATACTCCTTATGAGCGTATTTACCTTGTACGTTCGCTTGTAGCAACCAGAGAGATTGGATTCTTGCCTGGTTCCCATGAAGATAAGGCAGACATTTACCAGATTCCTTAT